GGCATTGTCAGGATGGAAAATGCCTGATCTCTCAACAGCTGAGTGTGCCAACTGCAGAGCTGGTACAAAAAATAGTTGGTCTGCGCGATGGAGATATACTCCGAGGGCGGCAGGATATCGGTCTTAGGCGTGTTGCGGGCAAGCCACTGCACCACAGGGACTACTCCCAGCCCATGTTCTCCAGTCCGATTTCCCCCCTGATCCCCACTGGATGAGATCGACCAATCTGTGTCGGTCCACGTGTAGGTGCGCACGATTTCTGCATTTTCCGTATTGCGGATCCGTTCCTCGTACACAATTTTTGCCAGTCGGCCCGCTTCATCCATTGACCAGTCTTTGATCTGATCCGGCATCACCGTCTTGAGATAAGGGAGATGCCTGTTAGCTATGGCCTTATCTAGTGTCTCATCCTGCTCGTCGCTGTTGTCCACCACCACATAGACCACGCCGTATAGCTTAGCCTGCTGGGCAGCGGATTTACAAAAATCCTGATACGACATACCCGTACGATCGCAGTTATCCAAAAAGTGACTAAACATTTCAGAGTCGTTGTAATCCCGCTTGATCTCGTCCTTGAAAATTGGATCCACAGCGGCGTTGACGATTGGCCCTGTGTAATTAAGATAATAAGCCAGCGCCTGGCGCTCTCTGTAGTTGGATAGCATCTCTCGGGGGTGCGGACGCAGGCCGTAGCCCCTCTCAAATAGTCCTGTGCCATAATAGGCGTCATGTAACAAGCGGTACCCCGTGGCCTGCGATATACTCGCGCCCCAGTTTTTGCCCGCCACAAAATCGCCAGTCTCTATATCTGCCATTCAGGCCTCCTTAATACAAATTACTCCGCTTCGCCCGCACTTTCATTCGTGCCGGCATCAGATCTTCGCAGCCGTAGCGCACTGCATCAATCGCATGATTGTTTTTATCCGGATACGCCGATATAAACTGACCGTCTTTGGTCTGTTCGTACTCATACGATACAAACTCACGGTAAGTATTTGGGCATCTGCGCTTGTCAATCACTATAGCAGACAACCCCTGCAGCCATTTGATGCCGTAATCAATACTCCCGGGCGGTTTTGGTACGCCAAACACCCGCAGCCCCAACTCTACCATTTCCCGGATCGACTTAGGTTCAGCTAAGTCTGCCCGGATGATTCCCGAGTCCTCCATACGGTTTTTTATCATTCTCACGGCAGCCGGATTTGTCAGTTTAGGCTGATATATCTCATCAAAGATATACAATTTTTCGTACTTGGCATCATAATGCATAGCTATCCAGGCCAAAGGATCTACAGCAAAGCCAAAATCAAGGCCATAGCGGCGCCGGTCAAATAGTTGCATATCAGCATCCGTGATTCTCAGATCTTCCACGTTTTCAAATACGCTCCCCCCGGTACCCGTGACCTCCCCGAGATACTCATGCCTGTACGCTTTCTCGTTGCGGCTTTTGAGCTTATCCGCCTCGTAAAAAAACTGATCCCCCAGCCATTCCCGGGGCACCTGCAGATAGTTGGAGTGATGCACCAGGCGGTCTGCATCATCAATCAGCATTTCTGTGTTGACCCAATTGTCACGGGATTTTGGAGGATTGTAGGATGCGAAGCACCAGTATGTCGGGCCGCCCCGAAGCAGTGACTGATTCAGGTTCCGGATCTCTTCCATTCCTGCAAATTGGTCCAGTTCCTCGTACCAGACTACTCCGACATAGCCAAAAGGCAGTTTAATTGATTTCAGCTTGGCTTTGTCGTCCACCCCGAAGAATAGGATCTTCTGCCCCGTCGCTTTACGGATCATTTCCATCGGGTTGGTATGCAGCTTCCACTGGCCTGTCATCCCCAGCTTATCGATAGCCCATTCCATCTGCGCATACACAGAGTTGCGCAGGGTATTTGCCACCTTGCGGAGGACGACCGCATGACACTCCGGGTGCTGGATCATAAGCAATGGTATTTCCTCTGACACATATGACGATTTCAGGCCCCCACGGCCACCGCCCAAGACGTAATGAGTATGGCCGTGTGTTTTGACGTCTTGGTGCACCCCGTAAAATGCAGGGCCCATAACTTCACTTAGCCTGATCTGTGTCATCAATGATCACCACCTTGTCATCATTATCCTGCTGGACGTTCAGATCCATGCGCAGCTTCTGGATCCGCAGTTTCTGTTCCTCTGTCGCCAGCCCTGCGGCGCACATCTCCTCATATTGCTTAATCATTTTGGTCAATGTAGCCATAGCCCTGGACTGAGCGGCCAAGAACGTAGCCTGCTGTTCGTATGCCTCACGGTACTCATAGGAGTCCACGGACTCCCCGCTCATTGTGCGCCTCTTTATGACATCATCTTTGCCTGCAACATACATTATCGGTTGCGCCCGGATTATGGATGCCGCCTTAATACAGATATTCTTCCACAGGATGTCCATAGGAGACATCTTTTCAATTTCCGCCACAAGATCCTTCGTTTCCTGCGGCAAGAATTTTGCAAAGAGTCCGTGTTTTACAGCTTTGTGATTACCGGGGGGGCCCCCTTTGCTGTTATGGTTGCCGCGGGGTGCACCACTTTTCCCTTTGACCGCATCCGGGTTGCGTATCCACTCCGACCGGCGGCTCCAAGATTTGACCGTGTTAACGGAGATGTCATATTTTTTTGCGATTGCCTTGAGCGTCATTCCCTCGACATAATCTTTATGCGCCTGCTCCCTTATCTCCACGTTTCAATCTCACCACCTCCCCCAGTTTGTCGGTTTTACAACGGAAAAGGCCGCTGATATCAGCGGCCCTACATTCTCACACTACTATTATATCACATACATCTGTCCATTTTGTCCAGTTTTTGTCTCTTGTAAATATCGCTGAAAACCTCGACACCGTCTTGCCTTATCTGCCCTACCCGAGACTTGCTCAAGTGGACAACTGCTGCCGTATGCCTCAAAGAACGGCATCTAATATAGTATTCCCGCAGTACCGCCCGCTGGTCAGGATCTGTAATCATATCAAGCAGTGTCAGAGCCTCCATCCGCATATCCAGCAGCTTATCATACTGCTGATTGATGCGCAGCAGATACTCCTCTACTTTGATCAGCCGGTCTATTGCCTCTTTAGGCAAGCCCCCTGTTACCCTCTCATGCTCAAGATCAGGAGAAGAGATACCTATCATACGGACGCGGTATCCTCTGCACTCCGACTCCAGGCTCCAGATATCGCGCTGTTGCTTACGAAGCATATCCAAGTATTCTCTCCCCGTCTCCGGGCGCCCCTTATCGTCCATCGGCCCCCTCCTCTATCAATCTATTGAGATACCACTGCGCTTTTTTGAGGTCTTGCACTGCGTCGTCCTTATGGCCGGCTCTGGATAGATATTTAATCACGGAGCCTTTTAGATATCCTGTGTATTCTTCAGGGGATAATTTTGCTTTGATATATTCAATCGTTTCGATTCCTCCATAGCAATAGTGTTCCGGATGATTTATATTATCTGGTTTCATTTTTTATCTCTTTCCCAATGATCGATATACATGATTGGCACAAAATTGTGCCAACCAAATTCAGTGTTAAATCAATTTTTTGTATCATTTTGTTGCCTCCTTAACTAATACCCTAATCGCCTGCATCATGGCTTCCTGCCCTGACGCCTTATGCTTTAGCACTTGCATAACTCGCTCATCGATAGTGCCCTCCGCCACCAGGTGGCTGATAACCACCGGCCTGGTCTGCCCCTGCCGTTTTAACCGGGCGTTGGCCTGCTGATACTGCTCCAGGCTCCACGTCAGCCCGTACCAGACAATGATATGACCCCCCGCCTGCAGATTGAGCCCGTAACCAGCACTGGCCGGATGGGCAAGCAGCATAGGCACTTTGCCCGCGTTCCAGTCTCTTATATCCTGCGCGTTTTCCAACTTACGCGCTTTTGGAAACGTCTTCTGGATCCGTGCCAGGTCAGACCGAAAGGAATAAAACACCAATAGCGGACTGCCCTCATTGGACTCTGCGATCTCCTGCAGGGCCTCCAGTTTGGCCTTGTGGACCTCAATCGTACGCCCGTCTGCATCGTAGACAGCCCCATTAGCCAGCTGCAGTAATTTTGTACTGACCGCCGCCGCTGACATAGCGGTGATCTCCTGCCCCTTAAGCTCTATCACCTGCTCACGCTCAAGCTCTTTATATGTTTTCAGATCCGCCGGTGACAGTTTAACTGGCACTACCACAGGCGGCATCGTTTCAGGAAGTGCCAGGTAGTCCTTAGCTCTCAGGCTGATACAGATATCGCTGATTTTATCGTAGATTTCTTTCTCTGCCTGCGGGCTTTTAATCTTGTAAGAAAATATCCGCATGCCATCCCTCTTATCCGGGATAAAATAATTTTGCCGGTACTCGGTGATCGTGCGCCCCAGTCTCTCACCGCCATCCAGCAGATAGATCTGCGCCCACAAGTCCATCAGACTGTTTGGACTTGGAGTGCCTGTCAGGATAACGATTTTTTTAAAACATTTGCGGACCCGGCGGAGTGCCCGCCACCGCTTAGTCCCTTGATCTTTAAAACTGGTACTCTCGTCAATCACCAGCATGTCGAAAGGGGGCTTGTTGTGGCACTGCTCCATCAGCCACACCACATTTTCACGGTTAATCATGTAAACATCAGCTCTGCGGTTAAGTGCCGTGATCCGCTGCCGCCGGTCGCCCAGGATGGCCGAAAAGGTTAATGTCCGGAAACAATCCCACTGCCGTGCCTCTTCCTGCCACGTCGCCTCCGCCACCTTTTTGGGGGCTATGACAAGTACCTTAGTACATTCAAAGCTGTCATACAGCACCGCCAGGATCGCCGATAAGGTGATGGACGTCTTACCCATGCCCATGTCAAGGTATACCCCGGATCCGGGGCGGTCCAGGATATGCTGGATCGCCATACGCTGATATGGATAAGGATTATAATGCATAATTGACCTGCAGCACTCCGTCCATCAGATGGTCCATGATCAGGGGGTCCTGCACCTTGCCATCCACCAGCAGCCCCTTTTTCGACAAATAGTAATAATCCTTTCTGCCGGCGATCCGGAACCGCTGATACATATTGACCTGGATCCGGCGTGCCACCTCCTCGGGGGTGTAGCCTCTCTCGGCATCCTCCAGAGCCAGGATAGCCCGGCGGTACAGCTTGATATTATCGATGATTGCCTGCCGGATAAAAGGGGACGCCCCCGGAAGGATCCGGCATGACAGGTTCAGCCTGCGCTTTAAAACTGCTATGTCATCCATGATATATGCTCCTTTCGATCAGCCTTTTGGCTGTTATCTTGTTGTCCACGGTCGCCGTTTTAAAGCCCATATGATACAGCCACCGTAATATGATCCTCTGTGTTGCCCGGGGGCGCTGATGGGGCGCTTTCAGCTCCACAAATACAACTCTGGCGTGCGGTAATAATACAATCCTATCCGGCACCCCGGACATGCCTGGAGCGATAAACTTGACCGCCAGTCCCCCCGCGGACTTGGCCGCCCTCACCAAGGCCTGCTCCACATCTCTCTCGCGCATCTCTACCCTCCCTACGTTGCATTTACAACGATTTTGGAAAATGTTGCCATAGTGTGCCCAATTGGATACGCTGTTTTCGTAGACACCGTCTAACTTTATTGACAAAGTGTTGCCGGTATTGCCAATCTCTCTATATAACTCTATAGATTAAGCATTTTATAGTCTCCTACGCGCGTATATATACATATTTAAAAACCTATATAGTATAATTGGCAACATTGGCAACAATAACCCACAAATCCTTACGCTCACTGGCTTTTCCCCGTTGCCTATTGGTGTTGCCGATCATAAAACTGGCAACACTCCTATCTGTCATAGCTGCTTCCTTCTCTTATAAACGCTCTTTGTATTCCGTAATAATTCCCAAATCTTAGCTTTCCTCTTTTGCTATCTTTAGACACATATGGTTTCCACCCTTCCATCGCCTGCATTATCGTATTTATTTCTCTGACGCTGGCATTTGTAAAATTGCTCTTCTTTCCACCCAAGGCTTCGCACCAAATCTCCAGGGCGCAGACCTTATCTCTTACGCGCTCCCCTTCTCCGTCCATGTGCCCCTCCTCAGAGAGCCACGACGCCCGCTCGTAAGGTTCCATTTTCTCCCATTCGTCCGGTAATTTCCGGTTGAGATAATCCTCTATAAGGCCCTCTTTTTCGGCTCCTTCCGTGTGCGCCATCTGCAGATCCGCCGCGGTCTTAGCCACATCATCTGGCAGCAACAACGACTGATCCGCCCCCCATCTCTTGTATACCTCTGCCCATACCTGCTTAATAAAATCCTCCGTTAAATCACTGAGAGGCCGCCTCCCGCCCCCCGCGCAAACCACCGGCCAGAAACGTCGCCCCCCGGTACGATCTTTAAGAAAAATAAAATCGTTGGTGGTGGCAGAAAACACACACTGCCTGGGGTACTCTTCAGTCCGGCGACCATAAGGCGCTCGGAACTTATCCACCTGCCGGGAAATAAAAGCCTTGATCTGATCGTTTTCCGCTTTGTTAGCCGCCTGCATCTCAGACAGCTCGATGATCCAGCTCCCCTGCAGCTGCTCCATAGCATCCTTGCCCTGTATGGACACGATCGAATCATTAAACCAGCTTCCTCCGAGCTTGCAGAGGATTGTACTCTTGCCTATCCCCTGCGGTCCGATCAACACGATGCAGGGGTCGAACTTAGCCCCCGGATGCATCACTCTCTCCACCGCGGCGCGCAGATGCGTCTGCGTGACTGCCCGGGTGTATCGGCTGTCCTCCGCCCCGAGGAAGTCAATATAAAGTGTCTCCGCCCGACTCTGTCCATCCCAGGTAAGGCCATCCAGGTACTCCCGTACCGGATGGAAAGCGTTGGAGTTGATCACCTCAGTCAGAGCGTCGTCGATAATCTGCCGCCCGGTGATCCGGTAATAGCGCGACAGATAATTGCGCAAACTTGCGTCATCCGCATCCCGCCAGATCACATCATCCCCGCGCTTGCGCCAGGGCAGATCACCCTTGCAGACGATGCGGTGGGAAAACAGATCCAACCCCGCACGGCCCTTAAGCAGCGGGTCATGCGTCAGGATGCGGATGATGTTATCCGCTGTGGGCTCTATCGCCGTGTTTTTGCCAGACCCCCGTGACAGATCGGCCATCCAGTCCAGACTCTGGTCATCCGGGGGCAGGTCCTCATCGCGAAACAGCTGCTTAACCTCAGCCATGGTCTCGTCGTTAAGCTGCTTGACCGTCTCCTTGTCCTTACCCGCCATCTTGGCCATGGCCAGGAAAGACGGGAGCCTGGCCGAGGGAGTCCCCTCAGCTGCATCCTCGTCCAGATGACCGTACAGGTGCAGTCGCACAAGGTCAAACGCATTGCACAGATGCCCAGATGACGGGTCGGTGCTGTGATGGGAGTAGGCGAACTTATCGTCATATACCACGAGGCCCCCCGTAGTGCTGCCCCCGGTGTAGGTGTACCGGTCGCCATCCCCGGAGTAGACCTCCGGCAGGAACCGGGAGATCGCATCCTGTATGGAGTGCGCCCGGCAAAAGGCCCCAATGAGTCCGGGCTTTGCCAGGGGGTCTCCCTGCCGGGCGGCGCTGGTGTGCGTCACCTGCGCCTCGCGCTTGCTGCTTGGCCAGACCGAGACATCCTGCCAATGGTCATACCGGGCAAGTACGGTCTCCGGATCAAGGATTGGCGCGTCGTTGGTCTGATACAGATACTGTCCGTCCTGCGGGGTGGAGGGCCAGTACATCAGCCTCTCAGGCTCGTAGGTGGTGGGGTCCATCGCCTCGATGTCTATATCTTTGGCCAGCATCCGGGCGATCGCCTGGTACTGATCAGGAGGCACCGGCGCAGACAACGGGATAAGGATGCGCAGCCGCGGCTTATCCGGCGTGTGGCTATGCGTTGAGTAGTAGCAGTAGGCCACCTGTCCCAGTGCCAGGTCGATATCGGTTGCTATATCGCGCCCGGCGGAGTCTGCGTCCAGCGTAACGACCTGCCGGTACTCCACGTTGCCCTTAAGTCTGCGTCCGTCTTTAAGACGCCCGCAGACGTAGCCGCCTACATCCTTGCGGGAGTCCTTAGCCGTTTTGCTCATAGCCTTATACTCGGCTACGGTCTCCCCCGTACGTGCGGTGGTCTCCAGCTTGGCTGCCAGGTGCAGCCAGGTGGTCTCCGTATGGCGCCAGATTTTCGTGAACCGCTGTGGTGCGGTGGCAATCGTCAGCTTGATATCGTTAGGCACCCTCGCGCCTCCTTTCCGTCCGGGCTATGTCCGGGGTATCGATCATCAGCCCCTTATCATCAGCCCACCGGATCACGGCGGCATTAAGTGCGTGATCGCCACACACCGGATGATTGCAGGCAAGCTTAGCCTGGATAATCGTGCCCTTCTGGACCTCGATGCAGACCACCGGATGGTTGTCCTCGGCAAAGACTCCGATGACCGTCGTCCAGTTGTCCAGCACCTTATCGCAATAGGTGCCGGCGCAGTTATGCATCACTTTACCGAGCGCCCGGAGATTGTCGGTATCCGGGGGTAGACAGAAGCTGAGACCGGCCTCTGCGTAAATCGCAGGCAGGCGCATATCCGGCTTGCGGTAGATGATCTGCTGATTGGCAAACCGCTGCTTATTGTGGAGCGCCACAAGGGCGTCATGAGCGGTCTTGATTTTCCATCGGCTCTGCAAAAACAACTGCTTATTAGCGGGTGTCAGCTGCTTGAAGACATGCACGCCGTCAGAGACCTGATAAGACTGCTTGACGAGTAAGTGGGCTACCTTGTAGGCGTCCTCCGATCCTCTCTTGCGGTCAATCAGGCGGACAAGCCACATAAAATCCCGTATGACAGAGCGGAGCCGGATGTCTTTTGACGCCTCAAACTCTTCTGCGGCTTTTAGGGCAAAATCATAATTGCTGATAGACCTAAACAGGAGAGACAGGATGGGCAGATCCAGCAGACCGGCCGACACTGCAAGACGGTCCACCGCTTTTTTTGGCGGGAGACGGAAAACCGTGCGCCCCGCCTCCAAAAACGATCTGCCCGACTGGAGCAGTGCCAGAAAGTGCTGCAGGCGCGTTGTATCAACATCCGTAGCCACCATACGGTACTCGGACTCCCGGAGATTTCGGGCATCGGGCGCCGCCAGCCTCCATATCAGATTGCTGATCGGCTTACTTAAGATTGATGCGCCCCAGCACTGCCCCGACGTCTGCACAAACGGAGAAGGCACCCTATGCCGCACGTGGGCCTCCTGCATCGCCCTAAACCGGCGGGCAACCGTGGTCATAAACTGATCTATCTCTCTCCTGGTGGCCCCCACGAGCCGGCCATCCGGTAATAGATAACTAAAAATCGTGTCGCGGACTTTGGTCAACTCCTTGTTTTGATTGAGCGCCCCAAAAGGCCACATCACGGCCTCTGGCTCCTCGCCTCCTATCATCTTGTATGTTGTCTGCCGGGTTTTAAAATCAAACCGCAGACGCCATTTCAGGGCCCGGGGGTGCGGATTTATGGATCTCTCACCGTATGCCACCCTCACCGTATGGGCCTGCACGAGAATATCCAAAAAATGCTTATAAGCGACTGCCCGGAGACCCATATCACAGGGGATGTCCTTGTCGTCAATTGACGCCTCGTATATGGTGTCCTCGGGGTATCTGACATGCTGACCGCATCGGGGGCAGTAATAATCTCGCCCGGTAAAGATGGGGGAGCCCATGTTAGGCTTGTACAGCCAATGCCCGAAAAATGACATACCGCACGCCGTGTGATATTGGATCGTCTTAAACGGCTGGGCAAAATACTTTTCCCCCTCCAAGGGGGCGCCCGACACGCAGTTAATGTGCGCCTGGACGCCGTCAAACAGACGCCCGATGCGTACGTGTGCAAACTCATCCATAATGCCCTCCCTTAAAACAGATCGTCTAAATCATCGGCCGGAGCTTTAACGGTCTCCGGAGCTTTAACGGGCGCTGCCTCTTTTTTGGCTGCCTTTTTGGCAGTCTCATCCGCGATCAGCAGATCAACGATAAGTGCTGATACCCTGCGGCACTCGTCACAGTACTTAACTGCAAGGGCAAGCTCTTCCTGGCTGCCTTCGGGGGCGTCTTTTTGCTTGCCTTCCAGATATTCTTTGGCCTCTTTGGCCATGTCCCGCTGTTTTTCAAACATATATTTGTCAACCATTTTTGACACCTCTTAATCTTTCATATAATAAGTCGACTCAAACCCATCAGCGTTTTTGATCAATCCTTTTTCCCACGGCTCGTTGGCCGACATGATGCGTGTTACCTCATCCAGCCCGCCCTTACCGTCAGGCACCTCCATAATGACCTCATCATGGACGTGCATCAGGATCTTGTACCCTGCCTTAGTAAGTCGGAGCATCGCGGCAGCAAGGCAGTCCCTTGCCACCGCCTGCACGATGTTTTCTGTCAGCTTGCCTCCGTAGGTCTCAAGGCGCCCCCACTTGCGGGTGCCCTGCTCCATACCCATATACTCTATAGACGCCCCGCCAAACCGATTCTCACCGATTCGGGGATGCAGATAGGTCAGGTGCCGGCCGCTGGGGAGCTCGACAAACAGTGCCCCATGGGCAACCCGGAATACCAGGTGTCCCTGCTTAATCCTGATCGGGCGGTGTGTGCGGATAGCCTCCTTGGCGGCGTTATCGACATCCCACCACATCCGGATAATCGCGGGAGACGCCTTGCGCCACTTGGCTACGATGTCCTGCAGCTCCTCATCATCCAGACCCATCTTATCGGCGCCCATGGCTTTGAGGGCGTGGATACCACCCCCATAACCGAGCGCCAGCTCTGCTACCTTGCCCTTTTGCCGGAGGTGGCCGTTCTCCCCGTGCTTGACCACGGGGACGTGAAACATGGCAGACGCCGAAGCGCAGTAGATATCACCGCCCTGGGCAAAGACCTTCTGCCGCCAGTGCTCCCCGGCAAGCCAGGCGATGACACGCGCCTCTATAGCTGAGTAGTCGTCTACGACAAACCGGCACCCGGGCTCCGCCTCTATGGCAGTCCTGATCAGCTGGGAAAGGGTGTCCGGAACATTGCCGTAACACATCTCCAGCGTGTCCAGGTCGCCGTCTATCACCAGCTGCCGGGCAGCATCAAGCTCTGTCGGCTCCATGTTGTTGCGGGGGAGATTGTGGAGCTGGACGATACGTCCGGCCCAGCGCCCCGTCCGCATGGCACCGTAAAACTGGAACATCCCATGCACCCGTCCATCCTGCGTGCAGGAGTCCTGCATCGCCTGGTACTTTTTTACGGAGGTCTTGCCCATCAGCTGGCGGATCTCCAGCACCCGGTGTACATCCTGCGGCAGACCGCGGGTAAGCATATCAGCGACAGCCTTTTTATCCAGGCATGGGATTGTCTCTCCTACCCGGTTTTCTAACCACCCTTTGACCTGCGCCACGGAGTTAGGATTATCCAGGCCGGTTATAAGCTGTGCCTCCCGGCTCAGCTTTTGCCGGTACTCTGCATCCATCCGGATAGCATTGTTAACCATCTCCCGATTGATGCGGGCTCCGTTGGTGTTGATCTGTCTGTCCATCAGCCAGTACCGGTGCTCTGTCTCCGGGGGCTTGAGTGCCAGGAGCTTGCGCCGTATAGCCTGCTCCACCACCACATCCTGCCGGTTGTACTCGATGTACTCCGCCCACTTATCCGGGGCGTCAGAGGGCATATTGCGCGTCCTCCCACCGTTGGCCTTGGTTGGCTTGCACGGGATCGAGAAATAACGGATCAGTGCCTTGCCCCGGGCGTCTTTTTGTTTATCCTCATCCTTAAAAAGGATCTTGGACACATCGGCCAATGATGTAGGCAGACTCTGATAGAGCGCCAGGACCGAGGTACACTCCCAACAGTCAAGAGGCATATCCGGATATAATTTTTGGAAACAGGTCATCTCAAAGTTGGCGTTAAAAGCCGTCTTGGTAATGTCAGGATCAAAGAGCGCCTGCCGTATCCGGTCAGGCACTCCTCCCCCCTGGGTGAGATCTATCACGGACACCGGCGCATCATCAAAGCTATAGCCGAGCAGTAAGATCTCGAAGTCGGGGGCATCCACATACTTATAGACTCCGCGCTTGATGTCATTGCTGCTGTAAGTCTCCAGATCGATAGCCAGTGTTGCCATGATATATCACCCCAAAATATCGTCATCCTCGTCCCCGAGGTCATCATCGTCCCAATCATCCTCGCTGATCGTTACCCCGCCGAGCTTATCCCCGTCCTTGATTTTCCGGATGGCGAGGATCCCGGCACCGATACCGTTATTGCCGTTTTTGCCGTAGCTGTACAGACTGATAATCGCCTGTGCGTAGCACCCGGAGTAGATGTCCTCTGGATCTACAATCTCCTCGCGGTCCCGGTCCACCAATTTGGGGCGGTGGTCTGTATCAGCCTTGGCATTGATGTAATAATGCCCTGCGTATACAGCATCATCCTCACGCTCCTCATCTCCGTCATGGAGAGGCAGCCGGAGCCCCTTAGTTTTTCCGCCCCATTTCTGTCGGGCTTCGGGGTCATCCAAAATGGATTTGATGGCAGCCTTAAGGCGTGTTACCGTCTTTTTGTCATCCTTAGGGATGAGCAGAGATACGGAATATTCCGTTTTCCCGGAGAGCTTATTTTCCACCGGAGCGGTTAAGTGCGCGTAAGATAATCTAACAAGTCCTGTGACAAATTTCATGATTATTTTCCCTCCTGTTTAACTGCGTTCTTGAGTGTTTCACCTGCATAAAATTTTGGCCTGATACCTGCGGGGATAGTAATCTCAGCCCCGGTAATCGGGTTGCGCCCGAGGCGCTCTTTCGTTCTAACCGCGGCAAATTTCCCAAACCCGGTGAGTACTACTGTGTCTTCTGCGGCCAGGCTGTCTGTGATCGTCTGCAGGACAGCGTTTACCGCCTTCTCGGCTTTTGTTTTTGTAATATCGGCGGATCCCGCCACTACGTCGATCAATTCTGATTTATTCATGGTTTTTCCTCCTATAGCAATTCGTCGTTAAAACTAACATCTTCTGGATTGATCTCTGGCCGTTTGTCTTCGATGGATACGAGCGCCGGCTTACCCGGCGGCTTGTCGATATTTCCGGCCATGATTTCCGTAAACTTATTTTTCCCGGTTAATTTTTCCAGCTCAGTAATCGATTTGAGCTGGGCCGGCTTGAGAAATTGCAGAGCCTCGTAGCCCTCCTGCTGCAACCGCGCCATCGCCTTGTTGTTATCCACAATCTTGCGGTTGCTCCGGCCCTCCACAAGCTTGAGAGCTGGCCAGGACTTGCCCTGCAGGGCCGCATCCAGGGCGTACCCCTCGACTCCTGTCAGCCAGTCCTTAATCTTTTTGGCTTTGAGGAGGATCTCCGAAATTTCCCGATCATCAAGCTCAGGGGCAGGGGCAAAATCCCCTCGGATCACTGCCAGCATATACTCGGAGTAGGCCCGGCAGGTATTACGCGCCCGGCAGAACCGGCAGTGATCGCCTGCCTTATACTTGCCCTTGCCGGCGTAGGCAAGGCCCGCTATGGGCCGGATCTGATTGCCCCAGGCCACCAGCGCCTCCTCTGACAGGGAGTCTGTGGAGATGCTGTCAAGCCTTGGCTGGACTATCGTCATCCTGACCTCTTTGGCGCTATATAAAAATCCATACTGCGCATACGCCCCAAGGGCATACAGGCGCATCTGCGTGTTGCCCTTGGCGGACACCGGGACGCCCTTACCGTACTTAAGGTCAACCACCTCGATGTACTTATCCGACACCATGACCATGTCCCCAGTTCCGAAGCCCTGGGGCACCCAGTCGGAAAAATCGAGATGCTGCTCTACCAGCACTTTGGCGTCTGGGGAGGCCGACCGGGCCTCTGCCATTTTCTCGAGGCAGGCGTCTACGTAGGACTGCACTGCCTCCTGCATCTCCGCGTCGTCGGAGTGCACCACCCCGTCGCCGCCAGAGAGAAACCTCGTAAGCGTCTGCTCTGCCAGGGCATGCGCCCTGGTCCCCTCAGCCGCATACTCCGTCTGCTTGTCGGGATAATTACGCTCCAGTCTGGCAGAGGGCGGGCACTCGAGCCAGCGGTGGCTGGCCGAGGCTGATAATATCGCGTGGGCCATAATCAGCCCTCCAGGACGGCCAGGAACTCAGGGATCATGGACACTCCCATGTCAGTTACTTTGGTCAGCCCCTTGGCTCCCAGGAAAGCCTTGATCTTGTCCTTGCCATCGGCATGGGCGTGGCAGAATTCCGCTGACTTGGTCCGGAGTTCAACCTTCTGCTCTTCTGTCAGCGCTTCCGACTGCAGGGGTACCGGTTCTTCGAGTTTTTCAGGCGCCGGTTCTTCAACTTTCTTTTTGTGGCTGCGCTTTTTGGCAGGGGCGGGAGCATCCTCAACAATCTCCTTAACAGCTTCAGCCGCTTTATCGGGTGCATCGGCGGGAGCTTTAATGGGAGAGGGTGCCTGACCTTCCAGGTCCGCCACCTCCGAGGCTTCCGGAAGAGCGGCCACTCCGGTATGGACTCCTAACAATGCCTGCATTTCGGCCCTGACTTCGAGGGCGTCTCCTGTAATTCTGATTTCGATCATTTATCTCAATTCCTTTCGTGGTATACTATAGATGTAGTGTTTTTGCTTAGCCGATCTGCGTTGCCCCGCAGGTCGGCTTTTTATAATCTCCCAAGATTGCATCACCTCCTCTCATTTTTGATCACAGGCCCAGTGATACCGACCAGCCGGCCGTCCTGATACAGATAGAGCCTCCCCTGCTTGCCATCACTCCGGATGCGCTGCCATATGTGTACGCCCTTGCCGGTCCAGGTGAGTGCCTCCTTATTGATACCGCAGTCCGGCCAGTCCTCCACTGATTTGAGCATTGGGATCTGCTTATTTTCGATGACCCAGATCTGATCAGAGATCTCCCGAGGTGCCATCTGCACATTGCCCTCACTTGGCTCATCCACTCCCGTGGGCGGCATTATTGATCTAATTGAGTTCTCGGGCAGGTCTGCGTCATAGGCCTGGGAGCTAAAAATGTTAGCGTCTGTTGGGAGGATCGCCGCAAACCACAGCCTCAGTACGATCATGTCGTAGCTTTTGCCGTCCGCCGTAAAGCTGCCCTCCACAAGCTGGATATCCGGAGATCCCTGTTTTTTTATGATCTCATTAAAAATCTTTTTAAAATCCATGTCGTACCTCCCTATAATGCTTAAGCGCCTTAGTTAGTCTTACCGGGCGCCCGATAATCGGTATCCCGCAATCCCTGTGAGCAGGCTGATACCGTCCGTCCTTACGCACGGTCATGGCACATCCGCGGATCTCCCTCCCACACAGCGCGCACCTCATCGGGGCACCAGCATGTAAGCCAAAAAGCAGATGGCGAACACCGTAGGGAGCAGGATGAGCCAAAATGCCTGACGGGTTTTTTCTTCCGCCTCCTGCAGCCGGATCCGTTCTTCACGAATGCGCTCGATCTGCCGGTCAAGGACGATCGCGCTTGCCTTGCGCTGCGTTTCGGCTAATGCCTGGCATCTTGCGCGGCGCTGATTGGCGGTGGTCATGTCTGAGGCCTGCTGCCCCGCCTCTGCAAGAGATATTTTCATGCCTTCCTCCTTTCTGCCCAGTAATCCCGTGCCATGATCTCGAGATCCGTTAAACTCCGGCCGGACATCTGCGACAGGAGCACCGGACTGATGTAATACGAGTACCGTTTTGTCTTTGTCCCCCGTGAGGGCACCGCGCATCCGATTGCCAGCCTGCCTGTCTGCAGGCCCCAGCGGATAAAATTTTCCGACTTTTTCAGGACCTTGGCGGCCACCCCCGTGGGGATTTTCGTTATCATGCTGCACCTCCTTTGTTGATTAAAAATCACTCATTAGGCAAAAAAAATATGATCTCTTTCAGCGTTCGTTAAATTGAGGAGTTCTTGGAGCTTCCGAATTTCCCTTACCCAAAATTCGCTACCGCCATTCATTTTTTTATAAAGCCCTGATTCTGACAGCCCTAAGAAGGCCGCCACCTCTTTTTGGGACACCTGAGCACGTAGCATGGCTACTTTCAGGGCCGTAACATCGGTCATAATACCCCTCCTTTCTGATGTTGATTTTTTATCACATACACAGGATATCATGGCGTTGATAAAATGTCAACACTTTTTTCAATATTTCGGTATTTTTGTTGATTTTATTGGACGATTGTCATATAATATAGAAAAATTAGCTATTAAGGAGTCCTTGAAATGAACCTTGGAGAACGGATAAAGCTACGCAGAGAACAGCTCGGAATGTCCCAAGAGGAGCTTGCACAGAAATTAGGCTACAAATCGAGATCCACCATCGCCCGCATTGAAAGCGGAGAGAACGATCTTAATCAGACTAAAATTAAATCTTTTGCCGAGGCTCTAAATACCGTCCCTGGTTATTTTTTGGATTGGGAAGACCCCATCGACTATACCAAATTAGATAACTACGTGCCCATCAGTAAAAAGAAAGTCCCTCTGATAGGTGAAATAGCTGCGGGGGAGCCCATTTATGCGGACCAGGAAATAGAAGAATATCTCCCCTGCTCCAAAGAGATCCAGGCGGACCTCGCACTACGGATCAAGGGCGATAGCATGATAAACGCCGGCATCAAAGATGGCGACATTGTATACATTAAAGCGCAGGACGATGTAGAGAATGGGGAGATCGCGGCTGTTATAGTCGATGACTCCGCCACGCTAAAAAGGGTATATAAAGGCAAAGACTTCCTTCAGCTGGTTGCGGAAAACCCCAAATATGCACCTATGGTATTCGACGACGGGAACTGCAGCACGGTAAAAATCCTTGGGAAAGCCGTAGCTGTTTTAAATAAATTGTAAGGAGGATTAGCATGGTTAATTTTTTCGGATTTTTATTCTTTTCATCCATCGTAGCTTTCGTTGTTGGCATGCTCCGCCCCGCTCTTATTATCCGATGGAAACTTAGGCCCAACAGAAAGAATGTTTTGATCGTATGCGCGCTAATATTTATTGCTTCATTCATAGGCATTGGTGCGACGGCCCCCAAAAAAGCACCGACCCCTTCCACGATCAGTACGGTGGTGGACACCCCAAAAATTTCGGATGCCGATAAAAAAAATATTTCTATACTACAGAGAGACATGAAAATAGAAGAAGCGGAAGCTATAAAGAATAACGACATACTCCACAGTGTGGGCGTTACTGCAATCACCAACATCCTCGGAACCCCGGAAGCCGGTTACGAATTAT